CTAATCGACTAAATTCTCAGGTCGTAAATTTACGTAACGTGATAATTGCTCAAGCGAAGAGTGCCCAGACACTAATCTGACCTCTTCAACGCGCATCTTTCTGACCTCAAACATTCGCGATATCGCTTCATGACGCAAATCATGAAAGCGAAGATCGACGATGCCCAGCTTCTTTGTCATCTTGGCAAACTTGTCACTAATGCTCGCTGCACGCTTAACACCGAACACGGTATCAGTGCTGCCAGTCTGGTTGTGTTCACGTAGGAGCACCTCTCTCACGCCTCGCCACATAGGTATTACATGCCACTTTTTACCCCCTGGCTCGTTCTTATTCTTGCGCCAAATGCCTATCAAGTTCTTGTCAAAGTCAATATGCTGCCACTCGAGACTGTGAATCTCGCCTTGGCGCATGCCGCTTTCAACTGCAATCTCCATAATCGGACGTATCCAATGTGCGCCAGCCTCATCAAGCAACTTTTCCCACTCGTCACCTCGCAATCGCCTATCTCGTTTTGTACTACCCCTAATTAACTTCTTTAGCTTTAACTCTTCAATCGCCATATCGACGACAAGCTGCTCAGTTTTTATTCTACTGTTCGTAACCGCCTGCTTAAAATAATACATCTGAGTTTGGAGCGTACTAGCAGCCACGGTTTGCAAACGGTAAGTAGCAAAGTCCAGCACTTCATCAAAAGTCAGGTCGTGAATCGACACGCCTTGAAAGTATTCTTTAATTTGGTTGAGCTGTCCCAATTTAGGACCAGCGACTTCAAGGCCGAATCGCTCAAAGCTGTAAACGAGATCATCCATAATGTGATCAATGAACACGGACCGTGATTCACGGGTATCGACCCACGATCCTTGGTCCATGCTGCTCTCGATGCGGCGTGACCATGCCAAAGCAGCCGCCTGAGTTTTGAATGTTTTAGTCTGATGGGGGAAATGTTTTTTGCGTATCTGAGCGTGCCAGACGCCGTTCCGCTTTCGTATTGTTGCCACTCACTGTGCCCTCCGTGTGCCAAGTGATCCGAGTGTATCCGAAAACTTATATAAAACAAACACTTACAAATGTGGCGGAGAGGGAGGGATTCGTTACGTCTAAAGCTGTTAATTTGTTCTAGATCAATTACTTACGAAACTTTTGTGCATAACTAAATGTTAGTCTCGGAGCTGCATAACCCGTTGATTTTGTTAGTTATAGCAATTTTGTTTATTTCTTATTGTGCCCGTGGCACAGCAGCGCATCCTGGGGGTCAGGACTTGAGCTGCATGCGTTTTTTAGCTGGTTTCTTTTTGGGTTTCGACTTAGGTTTTGATTTCGTCTTTGCGTTTAGCACGCACTGCTTACCTTTATGCATTTTTAATCCTCGGGTTGTGTTGGCCAGACCACATCATCTAAAGATGTTACGTCAGCATTTGTCAAAGGTACGTCTCTTAAAGCTGCACGATACGCGGCCCATTCTGCTTTTTTAACGTCAGTCAAAGGCGTATCAGGCAGCTGTGACCAATCTGATTGTATAAGAATTATGTCACGGCTATTGCGGACATCAGACCACATCGCATTCTCATTAAACCACCAACCAGAACTAGTCCAGTTGTGATGAACAGAAGGACGTTCTGCTCTCACAACCCAATCGTTCGCCTCATAACTCCAAACTTTATTAGCAAATAAATCAGCCATGTCTGCATCATAAGCAACATGTTTCTGGAGCAAGCCCTCTTCATTAGTAGCGCCATCCTCATATTGATTATCGCTAGCAGGCTCAACCACATGACGAATCTCTCCGTCTGCATTAATAAACACAACTTTAATCATATGTCCTCCATAATAAAAATACGCTGTGGGTTATTGAGATAAATACTAAGGGGGAAAGGAAAATTAGTAGCAGCGTATATCACGGTTTCGTAATCGTGCTGAACTCTTGTCACGCTGCTAACTGTTTTCCAGACAGCTGCGTGTGACTGATGATTGTAATATTGCCCGTTGGAGCTAACTAAATATCTAGTCAAAGAATTCAAACAAACAAATGGTATATTGCCTGAAAAAGTTTGATAACTATTAGGGCTTGTAAGTATAGTTTTCAAACTCGGTGGCGATAAATCAGAGTGAAAAACAACTTGTCCTGCTGAATTCTTTACTCGAATGCCATGCCGTGTGCCAGTTAAAGCGTTCACTAGCGCCGTGTACTCACTGTCTGTAAGGTCAACGTATCTAACAATTTCTATTGTGCCAGCTGCACCAACAGGTCTTACAGCTAAGTCCACGCTCGTGTTATAGCCACTATAGTTTTTTAAGCTAATCGTGCAAGGGAACATGTTAATGTTAGTAGGGCGAACGAAAACAACATCATTAGCTGTAATATCAGTAAGCGCATTGTTATAACTCGACTGATAAATGTCAGGTAGTGTTGCAGAAGAACTACCCTGGCTAACCGATAGATACGTAGCGGCTTTCTTCGCCATCGTTTTTAGCGCCAACGCTTCTGAATCAACTTGTATAAAGCCGCTGTCATTAAATACCTTAAAACCAAAAGCCATACTAACCTCCGCTAATAACCATGCCTTCAGGATTTTGAACAGTGGTGGTGTTATTCGTAACGGTGACAGACGAAGTATTACCAGAAATAGAAATGGTTAGTGTTAAAGCATAAGGTACTCCCCCACTTAACAACCAACCGTCAACAGGTATTACGCTGGCTACTCGATATGAATAATTTTTTGTAGATGTCCCCCCACTAGCAGCGATGGGTCCAAAAGAGGCCCGCTCTAAAATAAAAAGCGAACGGCTGTCAGCTTGCAAAACTATTTTGTTATTAGAGTCTCTGACCCGCATACCATAAGTCGGCATTAGGTAAGCTCTCCTATTTCAACACGTAAGTCACCAGAACCATCGTAGACTTTCATCGTCGCGCTCGTGTACTCCGTTCTTGAACCAGAGGCTGCAGACCTTATGCTTAACCCCACACCAGTACCCGCTATATTTATTGTAGATGCATCAATCGTTCCGCCAGAAATTCTATCTGCAGATATCGCCCCCGCTGTAATAGTGTCAGCATTAACGCTACCAATCTTTGCCGCTGTAATCGATGCGTCTTCAATGGCTGCTGACTTTATGTAAACAACGCCGCTCGTCACGCCAAACGGAATTGAGTCCGCCGAAGGTAAAGTTGTTAAGTTATTCGCCGTGGACGTAGGGTCGACAATCGCGAACTTATCAGCGCGAATCACGAATGCGGCTTCAGGTGTTCCATCCACGTCTACACTAGATAAACCAAACCCTGATACATGCCCATTGTTATCGATTTTCACGGAGTACTGGGCTTCAAGACCTGTAATATCTGAAGCCGCCGCACTGTATGCCTGCTCAACAGTAACGCCGCTCCCGCCTGCATTATTAAGACGCGCCGTAAGACCATTAACCGTAGATGAAGCAGATGTCGCTGACCCTGCTGCATTCGTCGCACTAGTAGCTGCATTGCTTGAATACGTCAAAGCACTACCTGCCGAAGTTGCAGCGGCATTCATAGAAGAGTCAGCAGAAACAGCGGATACGCCTGCAGCTGTAGCTTGCGTTAGTGCGGCACTTGCAGAATTAGAGGCGGCAGTAGCTGACTGACCTGCCGCATTAGCAGAGCCAACAGCATTACTTGCTTGCGTAGCTGCAGTGGCAGCACTACCGCTCGCGTTTGTTTCTGAAGTTGCTGCACTCGCCTCGGATGATTCAGCGGCTGCTTGTGCTGTCTCAGCGTCGAGCTTCGCTGTCGAGGCTGTTGTTGCTGATTGACTCGCCTCTGTTGCTTTGCTCGAAGCTGTAGTTGCGCTTGTCGCAGCAGCTCCTGCGGATACGCCTGCCGCCGTTGCGCTGTTGGCAGCAGTGGTTGCACTGGTACTAGCAGCAGACGCGGAACCTGCTGCGTTAGTTTCAGATGCTGCGGCATTTGTTTCTGCTGTCTCAGCTTCAGCTTGTGCAGTTTCTGCGGCGGTTTTTGCAGTCTCAGCAGCCCCAGCTTCTGTGCCAGCGTTAGTAGCTTTTGTCGCTGCTAGCGATGCAGATGTAGAAGCAGCACTAGCAGACCCTGAAGCCTGGTTTTCAGAAGTCGCTGCATTAGTCGCAGAAGTGGCCGCTGCAGCTTCAGAAGAATCTGCATTAGTCGCGGAAGTGGCCGCTGAGGTAGCTGCTGTTACAGCATTTGCTTCAGCTGTCTCTGCCGCAAGCTCGGAAGCAGATGCAAGAGACGCTTTTGTACCCGCTGTAGTCGCAGATGTAGCTGCATTAGTCTCGCTTGTTGCTGCAGCAGTAGCGGAAGTAGCTGCGTTAGTTTCCGCAGCCTCAGCATCAGTCACTGCGCTTTGAGCATCGGTCAAGCTGGATGCAGCAGACAAGCTGCTCGACGCCGCCGCCGTAGAAGCCGTACCTGCATTAGTCGCACTCGTTGCTGCAGATGTCGCACTCGTTGCTGCAGCTGTTGCGGAGTCACCAGCGTCTGTTTCAGAACCCGCAGCGGCTGTCGCGGATGTAGCTGCAGAAGATGCTGACCCTGCAGCTGTCGTTGCGCTAGATGCAGCATTTGTCTGGGCAGTTTCAGCTCCCGACTTAGCAGTCTCAGCAGCTAATTTTGCGGTGTTTGCTGCACTAGAAGCTGTACCTGCGTTGGTCGCGTGAGTAGCAGCGGTGGATGCGCTGGTTGCGGCTGCGGTAGCCGAGCTTCCCGCATTGTTCTCAGATGCAGCAGCTGCTGTTGCAGACGTACCTGCTGTTGAAGCAGAACCCGCTGCAGTTGTAGCAGAACTCGACGCGGCTGTTTGCGCTGTCTCCGCCCCAGCTTTAGCTGTCTCAGCATTTGTTTTGGCCGTTTCCGCGTTGTCTTCAGCCGTCTCCGCACCTGACTGCGCTGCTAAAGCAGCCACCTTTGCAGCCAAAGCGTTTGTGTATGCAGTACCAGCATTTGTTTCTGCTGTCTCAGCTCCAGTTTCTGCAGCTTGCGCCAGTATCCTTGCCGCTACAGAAGCAGTTTCTGCAGACTCTGAAGCGGCTTGAGCTGCCACAGCTGCAACCTGAGCAACAACCGCTGCATCTTCTGCTGCTTCTGCACTTGATTGTCCCGCCAACGAAGCTACTTTTGCGGCTAAGGCAGCAGCAGCATCTGAATTAGCAGCGGCAGCAGAAGACGCAGCGGACGTTGTACTGCCATAAGTTGTAAGCAACCCACTAGTCGTCGTCTCTGTAGTGCTGATACGAGTAAGCAGGTTGCCTGCTGCAGATACATTGTAATCACTAGCAAAACCAACGAAAGCTTCTAGGTTAGACAAGTCAACAGCTGACCCTGACCCGTCAATCTGATTTGCTAGCGACGTTGACAATTGGCTAGTTGAAATTGATCCAGTCAACTCATTCAAGATAAAAGCTGGATCAGTCGCGGTTGTCGCAAGAGTTCCCGTCGAAGAGTTGTATGGACCCGCCACGTCGGCAGTATTGACATGTCGTATCCAATAATAACGCGAAGTATTCCCACCAATCGGATCGATGTAAGTTCTACCTGTTGCAACGCCTGTTAAAACCGCATCACCTATCACATCTGATGTATGTGACCATATTTCTGTTTGTGAGTGCCCGTCGTATAACGGCATGTCCCAGAACAAGTTAACCTGAGAAAAAGCAGCGGCTGCAGTAAAATTTGTAGGTACAGTGGGATTCGACGAAACAGAAGTATCGCCGCTTGGAGCAAAGCCAACGGTATTTGAAGACGGGGGATTATTTACATTAAACGGTGCAGCTTTTGCCTCTGTTGCTAACCCCGACTCAATCAGCTCGCGCAGCGTTATAGCCCGATCTATTGGGTTACCGCGCCGCCCGAGTCTAATTTCTAACGCTTCACCCAGAGCGTCAAGATATCTTCGGACTTCAGGAGATACATCCGCTGGTACTCTCGGTATGCCAGGAATTTGAGTAGGTTTTGTCATGTGGCACGTATCTCCTCCATCGACTGCGCAAGGCAAAATTCGTTGATGTCAGTTCCTTCAACTTGCACTTCCCATTCCTGTGCGACAACAGCTGGCATACGCATAATTGGCTCACGTAGTGTGCCCGCGCTTATGCTGCTTGGCACAGTCGTAGTTTGCGTGTAAGTTGACCCAGACTTCGCCAGTGCATAGTGCGCGACCAACGTGCCATCGCCATATACTTTTACTGTGACGGGGTAAGTATTAGCGTGAACAGAAACCCAACCCATTGAAACTGGCGCAGGAGTGACGAACTTCTTACTCTTAAACTTAGCTGTCTTGCTCGTACTGCCACCGCGATACTTTTGAATCTTGTTGCCAACGATAATATACAACTCACCGTCTTTCGGGTTTGTGTAACCACCACGAACCTCAGCTGCCAACGACAGTGTAGTCAGCGCATTGTTATCGCCCCGTGGATCGTAAACCCAGCCGCCTGATGCATGGAACGCAACATAGGTGCCTTCATGTTTAAAAGCGCGAATCGTTGTTGGGTTGAAATCACTATTCCATTGATCAACAGAAATAAGACCGTTAGTAACAACTTGGCCACTGGCACTTTGCACTGCGCATAAACCGTCTGGCCCCGCGTACAAAACATAGTCACCCATGTCCACGACGCTATGCACGTTGACACACGCTTGTGCTAAATCTATACGAATCGTGGTCATGGCACTCGGGTCGGTGCCCGTTACAAAGTATGGTTGTCCATCAGTCAAAGCCGCAACGCCATTTGCCGTTGATGCAATAGCGACGATGTCTTCTTCAGTCGTTATGCGATAGCTAATTGGCCATGCGTGCGGGAGAAAGGGTTCGCTAAGGCAAAAGCGTTTGCCTGTGAAGCCCGCCATCACGCCTTGTGCTAGTGGAATCAGACCCTGCAAAGGGCCGTCAGGGTAGAGAGACGAATCATCGTTTGGTGGTCCGATCCATGTGTCGCTCGGTAACACCTCACCTAACGCCGCAGCATCGACGGTATCTGTAAATGATGTAGCGGTATAGGCCACTTCACCAACGAACTGAAACGTTGTGTTAGTACTACCAGTATTAGACCGATAGATTCTTTTCTTGGCTGCAGAACCAAAATTGTAATTACCAGACGGCTGCTGGCTTGTTGCTAGAGTAACATCCACAGACTCTGTATCAGTCAACTCAATCACAGTGCTGGGCGCACTGGGTGGACCTTCCTCGCCAAGCGCAGTGACTAGTGTATAAACATACGACACATCGTTGGGTGTCGCAGTCGTGTCTGCCGTACCTGATTTACTTGTTGTGGGAGCGCCGGATGGAGCAGGAACTCCGAGACGGTAAGAAGCGTTTGGATATGACGAGCCGGAAACCATACCAGCAGCAATACCAACGCGGGGATAATCATCACCCGTGAAGTACAGTCTGTCTAAGATATCAGCAGGTATAGGGCCAGGAACAACATCTACTTCTTCGGCCCACTGCAACCAAACAGATGACGTGCTGCCATAATTGTACTTGTAGATACTTCTACGAGCAGAATTAGCAAGCGTGAACTCATCAGCATCGACCTTAGTCGCGACAAGTCTGCCCGATTCAAGGTCCACGTTCTCTGCTGTTTGGCCGAACTGGTCTGCCAAGAGTCGCGGACTGACTCCTGGCGCTATCCCGCTAAAACGATCCCGTTTGAAATAGGCCATTTGTTCCTCATTCGTCTGTTTCCTGCACAGCTTTTTCGATGTGCGCGGCGATGTTCGCTACTGCAAGATCGTGGATAGTAGCCTGACGCTTTGCAGCGGTGGCCATTTGCACTGCTTGCTCGTGCAACGAAAGCATCTCTTTCACTTCATCACTCAGCGTGCTAACAGGATACGTAGTTTCGCCAATTGTTAATGTTGGCTCGGCTTGTTGTTCTACAGCTGTATTTTGATC